TGTATCAAATGGTGGAAGTATTTCGACATCAATAGCATTATCAACAATACCATATAGAACAAGCAATCAATATGGTTTTCTTTCATATCAAAGTGGTACATTAAATTTTAGTTATATACACCATCTTGGAAATACAATTCCAAATGTTGCATTTGGATTTGGAGTATGGAATTTTGAAACATCCATTTTACTTCCAGCATTAAGCGTTTCAATAGATAGGTATAGAACAACACACGGATTTGCAAGTGCAACTGGAAATACAGATGAAACAAATGGTGTGTTTTTTACATATGATGAAGGTGGAACAATCAATGGAACAACTGCATCAGCAAATTGGCAATGCGTTTCAGTTGCTGGTTCAGTAAGAACATTAACAACAACTTCAGTTCCAGTAAGCAATACTTCGTGGACAAAACTTCGAATCAGTGTTAATGCAGATGCAACTTCAGTTTCATATTATGTTAATGGAACATTGGTTGCAACACACACAACCAATATACCAAAATTTGCATTTGCATTAAGTCAATATGTTTTTCTAAAACAAGGTATTGCTAAATGGACTGGAACTTCAAATAGATTTCTTCATTGTGATTATTTAGGTTTTGAAAATATATTAACTACACCAAGAGTATGATATTAAAAAAATATAGAATGATTGTTGAAAATGGATACATTGAAACACTTGATGAACAAGAAGCAATTCAATTTGGAAAATACGAAATAGTATATGAAGAAATTCCTGATGAAGTAACTGAATAAATCAATGGCTGAAAACATCACCAGAAAACAAGTTGAATTAAAGTTTCGTGAATTTGCGAAACTGGTAATTGAACGCGCACAATCGAATCTTCGCATTTCGCAGTATGTCACACAAATGACATCCAAAGGAATGAAAAGAAGAAAGGTAAAAAGGATTGCTTCTGGAAGATTAGAAAAGGCATTGACATACAAACTTGATATGTCAAGAGTTCAGTATGTAGAAATGTTGTTCACTGCAAAAGGAAAAGCAAAAGATTATTATGGTGTGATTGAAGAAGGTCGCGGACAAAATAAAACTCCACCACCATACAAAGACATTATGAAGTGGATTGCAAAGAAGAAGATTCAACCAAGAGATTCATCTGGAAGATTCCTTCAGAAACTAAAAACCAAAGACGAAAAAAAAGCAATGGCTATTGCAATGGCTAAACACATTGGAAAATATGGATTCGCTGGAATACATTATTATCGTGATGCAGTGAATGATGTGATGGATGAAAAATCAAATGAATTCACAACTGCATATGCACAATATCTTTCGATTGATTTAGCGCGAGAATGGGAATCAAAAACAAAATAAAAAAATGGCTTTAATACTAACAGAACAACCATACGAATTCACACCAGCAAATCAAAAGTTGATTGTGATTGTCGAATCAGATAATATTGCACAACCAGATTTCAGATACGTCTTCAAATTTAGTGGATACAATATATATGTTCAACCAAATCCAGAAGGAGTTGGAATGCTTGATTTAGCACCATTGTTCAGACATAAACTTTCACATTCACCAACAATGCATATTGAAGCGAATTGTGGATATGATACAGATGCAGTGTATTTAATCGAATGTGAAATTGTTGAAGGATATAATGATGGAACTGGATTTGCAGAACACAACACACCAGTGAATATTGATTCAATAGGAATCTTTCAAGCATCATATCAAATCAGAGATGGATACAAAAGAAGCCCAAATCTTGATTATGCAATGAATACAACAACATCAAATTTATTAAGTGCAAGAACACCATCAACACACCAGTGGATTGGTGTTCCTTATTATGATGCAGATGCAGTTTACATACCAACACGAATCAAAGATTTTGGTGTGATTAATTATATTGCAGATACATCACATATCACAAATGATGTTCTTGGATTTGTGTTCAATATTTTTGATGTTGCTGGTAATACTGAAGCAAGTTTCACATTTGTTCCAACTGCATCAGATTACACAATTGGATTTCTTCCATCTTGTCCACAAAACCTTCTTTCGTATTATGATTTTGAATTAATCAATTCTTGGTTTTCATACGAAGTGTTTGGTGTTGATGATTTAGGAAATCAAGTTACCAGAAAGTATGTACATTACAAAGTGGATGATGATTGCAGATATGAAACAATCAGGATGCAATGGTCAAACAATGTTGGTGGTGTTGATTACTTCAACTTCACAAAGAAGAATGAAGAAACTTTGAATGTAGAAAGAAAGAGAATCAGAAAGGTTGTTGGTTCATATGGTTCTTCTGATTTTGGTTTTGATTCATATGATAGACAATACAAAGAATCAGAAATCATTGCAGAAAAAACATTGATTATAACAAGCAACTGGATATCAGAAGGTGAATTCTATTTACTGAAAGATATGGTTGCATCGAATGATGTGAACATCATCAATGAAGATGGTTCAATCACACCAATGATGGTTGAAGATTCGTCATATGTAATCAAGAAAACTCGTGATGGTGGTGTTTACAATATCTCATTCAATCTAAAATACTCACAAGAATATTCAGTGTAATGAAACAAGAACTTCAGTTGTGGTGTTATGATTCAAATGGAAATGCTTCCATAATTGATTTGTATGAAAATGAAAATATGTATCTTCAATTTCAGTTCAATGATTTAGTTGATTTCACCAATGTCGGAAACTATTCAAGAGAGTTCAGGATACCAGCATCAAAAACAAATGTTGATTTCTTTGGTGCAATCTTCAATGTGAATTACAATGGATGGTTTGATTTCAGAAAGAAGGTTGATGCATCAATTGTTGTGAATACAATTCCAATTACAAATGGTCACATCCAGATAAAACAAATCTTTGAATCAAAAGAAAAGATTCACGAATTCCAGATTGTATTCTTTGGTGAAACACCAAACCTTGCAAGGTCACTTGGTGAAAAGAAGTTGAAAGATATTCAAGCAATTCAGAATGGTGATTTAGATTATGCATTGATTCAAGCAAATGTTCCATATCCAAATGACCAAACAATCTTGACATTATGCGACAAGTTCAACTGGTCAATATTCAACTTTGAAAACACAACTGATTTCAATGATTTATATGTTGGTCAATTAACACCAGCAATCAAAACAAAATATTTGATTGAACAAATTTTGCTTGATGCTGGATTCACATATGATGGTGCAATCTTCGATTCAATCACTGAAGAAATGTACACACCATTTGTTGCTGATAAAGGATTGATTTGTTCAGGTGGATTGAATGACAATCAATTTACTTTAATGTGGAAAGCTGGATATGTTTTTGGAAGTGTTGCACAAGGTCAACCAACACAAACTATTATTTCAACTCCACCACTTGTTTCGAATGCATATCTTATTCTTCTGGATGAAGGTTCAAACATTATTAACAATGGAACTTTTGTTGCACCATTCACTGCAAATTATACATTCAAGTTTATTGGTAATTTTATCAGAGATGATAATGCAATAACAAATCAAGGAAGCGTAAATGTTGCAGCTTATTTTGTGAATCCAGATGGTGTTGGATTTAATGGATTTTATTATTTTGATACACTTGGAAATCAATGTTTATGCAATGTGACAAATATTGTTGATGGTGATTCAGATACAATTTATCATATGGAAATGACGCATACTTTGAGTTTGAATGCTGGTGATAAAATTGCAGTGATGCTTGGATTAGGTTGGACAAATGGAATTGCAAATGAAATCATAATTGATTATAATCCATTTGGAATTGATTATGTGGATTATTCAAAAGGAACATATTTTCAATACGAAGGAACATCAGTTGAATTAACTGGAAATGATACAATTGTTCAGATGCGAAACAACGCACCAGATATGCGCCAAATAGATTATATCAAATCACTTGCAAAAGTTTTGAATCTTGCAATCATTCCATCAAGAACATTTCCAGCACATCTTGAAATTGTTCCACTGGTTGAATATCTTGGAACTGGAAACACTAATGACTGGACAACAAAACTTGATACAAGCAAAGATGTTGTGATATCATCAACTGCGGATATGCAGTATTCAAAATTATCATTTACATACAAATCAGATGCTGATGTATTGAACAAATACTTTGAAAGTGCAAAGCGCATTTATGGTGAATACAAAGTTGAAGAAACTGATTTCACTGAAACGAATGATTTTGCAACTGGTGAACTTTCAGTTGCAGTTGATTTTTCTGCAACACCTTGTGGACATTTGTATGGAACAAATATTGTCACACCAAAATTCATAAATGATAAAGGTGAATTCATTAAACCAAATTGCAGAATACTTTTCAATGCTGGTCAAGTTGAAGTTCCACTATATGATGAAGTTAGTGGTGATAGAATAACAACTGAAATAAGATTGTTGAATCATTATTCTTCAGTCTTTCCAGATGTTCAGGATAATGATTTGAACTTTGGAAAAGAAACACCAGCACAACAAGTAATTGCCTTTCCAGATAACACTTCATACGTTCGTTTTTGGCGCGATTATTTGCGTGAATTATACGATGGTGAAGCACGAATACTTGAAGCATATTTTGATTTGAACATCACTGATATTTTGACATTTCAGTGGAGTGATAGAATTTATGTGAAAGATTCTTGGTGGAGAATTTTGGAAATCACTGATTATGGAATTGCTCTTGGTGATTCAACCAAAGTGAAACTTGCAAGACTTGTTGATTTGGGTTTGGATTGTACATATAAACCATATGCTTCAACTATTTCAGGACAAATACTTTTTAGTGATGGTGAAGGAAACACTGGATTAACTGGAAATGAATTCTGTTGCGAACGATATGGATATTATTGGTATGATGGAAAATGCAGAAATTCATCACCATCAAGAACGCAATTCGTTTTCAATAATAACGCAATCAATAAACCAACAAATGTTTTTGATAATTTGATTGTAAAATCAATTCAAGTTGATGTAACTGAAATCACTTCTGATTACAGATGTGATGGAAATGAATCAGTAATTATGTGTGATACGAGTTTGGTAACAATCAATTTATTAATGCCTGATGTCGCTTTGATGATTGGTAAATCAATTACTATAATCAACACATCAACTGGTGATGTTAAAATCAGTGCAGATACTGGATTGATTGAAGGCAATGCATACATAATTATTTCAGGAACTTATTCAAAAACAACAATTACAAGTGATGGTAAAAATTTATTTCAATTAGTATGATAAAATATTACGAAGACATATCTGAAAAACATATGGTGCTTGTGCTTGAATTAATCAAACACAACATCAAAGATGAAAGTGAATTGTGCTTGATTGCAAGTGGTAAAAATCAACTCAATCAAAACAGATGGAAGTTGTATATGATAGCAAACAGAATCATTGCTGGATTGCTTATTTTGAGTGCTTGTTTTTTAACATATAAAATATTCGTGTAATGGCTGAAACTAAAATCAAAATAGTAGTTGATGATTCTGGAGTAACAAAATTCATTGATGAAGCTGGTCAAGAAATAAACAAGTTTGCAGATGGTCTGAAGGAATCAAGACTGGAACTGAAACGCATTCAAGATGCAATTGCTTCAGGAGTTTTCAAAGATGATGAATTATTAAATCTTCAGAAACGCGCTGGTGAACTCAAAGATAAAATGAGTGATTTGGCTGAAGAAACTCGCGCTAATGCTGGTAATTCTTTTGAAGGATTCAACAACAATCTTGCATTAACACAAGATAGATTGATGAATCTGGATTTCGAAGGTGTATCATCATCATTGAAAGGATTAACTGCAAATGCAAAGAGTTTGACATTCAAAGAAATGCGCAAAGGTCTTGAAGATGCAGTTGCTGGATTATGGAATTTAGCAAAAGCAATTCTTTCAAATCCAATTTTAATGTTTGCTGGAATCATAACTGGAATCATTGTGTATTGGAAAGAACTGAATGGTCTTTTTAATATGGCTGAAACTGGTAAACTTGAAAAGCAAAAGAAGATTCTTGAAAGTGAATTGAAAACAATGGAATCACAACTCGCAGTTGAAAAAGCGAAAGGTACTTCCATTGATAAATCATATACTTCTGAATCAGCAATTCTTCGAAAGAAAATCCAGATAGCAACTGAAGAAGAAAAACTTGCAAGACTGAAAGGTGATACAGATGCAGTCACTGAAGCAATCAAAAACAAAGAACAAGGTATATATGATTTGAAAGTTCTTCAAGCACAACTGGAAGGAAAAATCATTGCTGGTGTTGAAGAAGCAAAAAGAACAACTGATGAAGCGTATGGATTACAAGCAAAGAAAAATGACGCTGCAAAAACTGAACTTGATGCGATTGAAGCTATCAAAACAAAGAACAAAGAAGATGTTGAAATAGCAAAAGAAAAAGCGTCTTTAGCTGGTTATATGAATGTGTTTTATTCTAAACAAGCATTTACAATTGATGAAATTAATGAAGCAAAAAGATTAGGATTAATAAATGAAAGCCAAGAATTAAGATGGATAAAGGATGAATTCAAATCAAGAGAATCAGTTGAAAATGCAATCAGAAAAAATGCTGGTGATAGAATGAATTCTGCAAATGCTGAAGTTGAACAAATCAGACAAATCATTAATGGAAGAAAAGGTGAATATGCTTTATTGAAAAGTTCTGCACAAGTGAAAATGGATGGAGTAAAATCTGAAGAAGAACTTGCAAAGATTGAAGAAGACAAAAGAAAGCAAGAAGAAAGAAATGCTGAAGCAAAAAGAAAGCGTGAAGAAAAACTTGCGAAGATAGAAGAAGCACGAAAGAAACTTGCAGAAGAAGTTCTTGCAATTGAAAAAGAAATGGAAGAATTTCAAAGAAGAAATATGACTCCGCGTGAAGCTGAATTATTTCAATTGAAAGAAAAATATCTTGTTCAAAAAGCAACACTGGAACAAGCAAAAGTTTCAAAGAAAGAACTTGAAGAACTTGAAAATAATTATCTGATTAGTAGAGCAACCATCAATAAGAAATTTGATGATGAAGAATACTTGAAGAATGAAGCAATTCGACAAAAGGAACTTGCAAGAGTTGAAGAACAATTCCAGTTGCTTCAACAACTTACATCAACTGCAAAAGAAAAAGAAATTAATGATGCAGTATTGAATGCTGAAAAACAATATGAAACTGCAAACAATGATGCAGCAACTGAACTTGCAATTAAAATTGAATTGGAAAATAAGATTGCAGAAATCAACAAGAAATATGCAGATGAAGAAATAAAACTTAATAAAGAAAAGAATGATGCATTGATTGAAGATGATAAAGAAGCTGCGGAAAAAAGACAAGCAATCAGAGATTATGCAGTTCAGCAAATTGGTAATGGTCTTTCCATTATTTCACAAATGCAAGAACTTGGATTGCAGAATGAACTTCGTATTGCTGAATCACAAAATAAAACTGAAGAACAAAAAGATGCAATCAGAAAGAAATATTTTGAAAAGCAAAAACAAGTTCAGATTGCACAAGCACTTCTTTCAACTTTTGAAAGTGCAGTTAATATGTTCAATGCAGTTTCTAAATCACCAATAACAACGGCATTTCCAGCCGCACCATTTATTGCAACTGCATCTGCGGTTGCACTTGGTTTGTTGAATGTTGCGAAGATTAGAAACACACAATTCAGTGGTGGTGGTTCTTCATCATCATCAACTGCACAAGCACCAAGTTTCAGTTCATTATCAACACCACAACCATCAATGAATGGTGTGAATGTACAAGGTCAACAAGACCAACCAGTGTTTCAAACATATGTTGTTTCTGGAACAATCACAGACAATCAAGAATTATCACAATTAATATACAATCAAAGCAAATTATAATATGGACAATACAAAGAAAATTTTAGATTACGGAATAGATGAAAATGGATTTCTTGGAGTGATGGCTATTTCAATGGTAACAGAACCAGCAATTGAAAGCAATTGGATTTTTCTTTCGAAAGAAAGCAAAGTTCATTGTGCAATTGAATCACCAGAACGCAAAATGTTATATGGTGCGATTATGATTCCTGATATGGAAATCTTGCGCATTGATGAAAGCAATCAAGAATACTACATTCGATTTTCAAAAGATGTTGTGAAACAAGTTGCGTATGATTACTACAAAAAGAATCTTCATCACAATGCAACATATCAACACGAATTTGCAGTGCTTGGATTAACGCTGGTTGAATCGTGGATTGTTGAAGGTGAAAATGACAAATCAAAAAACTTTGGATTTAATCTTCCAGAAGGAACTTGGTTTGGTGGAATGAAAGTGGATAATGAAGAAATCTGGACATCAGTGAAAGATGGTGAAATCAAAGGATTTTCAATTGAAGGAATGTTCCAAGATATTGCAAAGCAATCTTTTTCTGATGCTGATATTGAAGGTTCATTGTTGCTTCAGGAAATAGAAAGAATTTTGAAAGGTCAATAAAAACAAAGAGCATCTTGCGATGCTCTCTGTCAAACCTTAAAATCAAAATCAAAAATCAATTTCACATATGAAACATCATTTGTTACAAATGTACTTGGTTCGCTATTTAGTTAAGTAAACAAATTATACACAATGACAACAATTGAAAAAATCAATTCATTGTTCAAGAAATTCAATGTCAATCTGGAAGTTGCAGAACCTTCGAAAGAAGAAGTTGCAAAGGTCGAAATGATGGCTGAAGGAATTCTTGAAGATGGAACAAAAATCGGAACAAGCGCAGATGCTTGGTCTGAAGGTGTTGATATATTCATCGTGGATGCTGATGGAAATCAACAACCATTACCAGATGGTGAATACAAATTAACTGATGGAACAACTCTATTAGTTGAAGGTGGATTGCTCAAATCAATCGCACCAATGGAAGAAGAAGTTGTGGTTGAAGAACAAGCTGAAGAAGTAGAAAATTCAGCAGAAACAAAAATCACAAACGAACAAGTTGAAGCACTAATGAATTTAGTTGCAAAACTTGAAGTTGCTCTTTCAGACGAAAAGAAAAAGAATACATTGAATGAAACGAAGGTTGCTGAATTAAGCAAAGCACCAGCAGTTGAATCAGTGAAAAATTCAAAACAAACAACAAACAAAAACAACAAAAATGTTCAGTTGAAATCATTCAAAAAAATGACATATGCTGAACGAATTTCTAACATTCTAAACAAATAAAAAAATGCCGACTACATACCCCGTAATAGAAAATAATAGTTACACTGGTGAATTCGCTGGTCAATACATTAGCGCATCAATTCAAAGTGCTGATTCAGTTCAACACTTAACAATCAGACCAAATGTTCGTTACCAAGAAGTAATTCGTTTGTTCAATGGTGGTGTTACATTGCAAGATATGTCTTGTGATTTCACTGCTGATAGTGGTGCAACACTTGGTGAAATTGTTCTTGCAGTAAAGCAATTGAAAGTGAACGAAGTTTTTTGCAAAACTAATTTCGTGAACACTTGGGAAACTCGTGATATGGGATTCTCTGTATTGAACGAAACAATTCCAGCATCATTAACTGAATACATCATTCAAAATATGATTGCTGAAGTTTCTGCAGAAGTTGAAAACAACATCTGGAAAGGACAAGCTGGAAGTGGTTCGATGGATGGTTTCTTCCAAATTGCAACTGATAGAGCTGATGTGAATCTTGTTGCATCACCAGTTGCATTAACAACTGGAAACATCATTGAAAAACTTGATTTGACAATTGATGAATTACCTTCTTCAGTTCTTGCAAGTGCTGAAAAACCATTGATATATGTATCACCAAAAACTGCGCGTTTGTACTTACGCAAGATGCAGTCATTAGGTTATTTGGATACATACTATGCTGGTGAAGTTCCAATGCTTTTTGAAGGTCTTCAAATCGTGGAATGTGCTGGTATGTATGATGATGCAATCTGGATTGCAAAGAAATCAAATATGTTTTTAGGAACATCTTTGCTTGATGCAGATAATGAAGTGTCGGTTCTTGATATGAGAACTCTTGATGGAAGCAAAAATGTTCGTTTCATTATGAACTTCAGTGCTGGTGTTCAATACGGAATTGGTGAAGACATCGCAGTATATTGGGTTGACTAATTAATTGAAAATGATTGATGGTGTTGAAACATACACCATCAGTTTTTTTCTTCAATATAAATATTAAAAAAAAATAATATGTGTACATTAACTTCTGGATTCGGTCTGGATTGTAAGACATCTTCTGGTGGATTAAAAAGAGTTTATATCCAGTCGAAAGGTGGTTCTGAAATTGGTTTTACAGATGGTGAAGTTTCATCTATTGATGTAGATGATGATTGGTTTATTTATGACCTTCAACCACAAACTGCAAACTTTGATGAACCATTAACATTCAACAGAGATAATTCTACAATCTTTTATACGCAAACAATTTCTATGAAACTTCATAGATTATCAAGTGCAAAAAGAAATGAATTAATTCAAGTTGCACAATCACGAATTTGGGCAATTGTTGTTGACGCAAATGATAATTACATTCTTTGTGGATTCGAAAATGGTCTTGATTTAAGCACCAGAACTGCATCAACTGGAACTGCTCTTGGTGATTTCAATGGTTATGATTTAGCACTAACTCACGAAGCACCAAATCCAGCATATCACTTAACAGAAACTGCAATTGAAAATTTGCCTGTATAATCATATGCAATAAAATGTTGAAAAGGGAACATCATAGTGGTGTTCCTTTTTCGTATATTTCATAAACCAAAAACATTAGAATGATTTATTTGCTCACTGATACACCAGAACAATATTTGTGGTTGACATTAGCTGAAGGAAGAACATTCTTCACAGAATCATTCACACATTATTTGATGGTTCTTTCAAAAGAATTATCAAACAAATCTTTGCATCAAGTTGTGGAAATCATTCAAGAGAATGAGAGATTCACAAAAATAAAATTGACAACAGAATCATTGATTGATACTGGAACATACCGATATGAAGTGTATGGTCAAAATTCAAGCACGAACATAGATATAAACAATGCATCGGTTGTTGGTCTTGTTGAAGTTGGTCAAGGTGATTTGACAACATCACAAGAGTTCTATGATGCAACACCATTAATACTTCCAACAGATGTCATCTATAGATAAATTGAAGAATTCTATTCAACAAGTTTCACTTGCAACGTACACTTCAGAACTTGCAGTTGAAAAAGAAAATCGCAGTGGTTGGATTGATTATGGTGTGCGGAATAATTATCCAGATTTCATCATACAACTATACAACAATGCACCAGTTCACAATGCACTTGTGAATTCGATTTCGTTTATGATAGCTGGAAAAGGAACTACAAATGAAATCATAAACAATGCAGTTCAGGGAATCTGTTTTGATTTGAAATTGCAAGGTGGATTTTATTCTGAAGTAATCTGGAATATTAATTATACAGAGATTGTAAAAATCAATCATCTTCCATTTGAGAATTGCAGATTAGCATACAACTCTGATGAAGATGAAATCACTGGTGTGTTTTATTCTAATGACTGGAGAAAACATAGAGAGAAAAAAAACAAACCAGTTTTCATTCCAAAATATAATCCTGAAAGTGCATCGAATGAACCAAGACAAGTTGTTTATGGATTCACAATGTCACCATCAAGTATGTGGTATTCAAGACCAGATTATTCTGGTGGTTTGAATTACATTGAACTTGCAACACAAATTGGAATCTTTCATAATTCAAATATTCAGAATGGTTTAATGCCTTCGATGATTATTAATTTTATGAATGGTACACCATCATACGAAGAACGCGAAGCAATCAAGGATGAATGGGAATCAAAAATGACTGGTGTTCAACAAGCTGGAAAGTTTATAATGACATTCAATGAAGACATTTCCAAAGCACCACAGATTGTTCCATTTCCATTAACTGATGCAGATAAACAATATCAATTCTTATCTGAAGAATGTACCAGTCAAACAATTGTTGCACACCGATGTACTTCACCATTATTGTTTGGTGTTCGCACTGGTGGAACTGGTTTTGGAAGCAACAAAGATGAAATGGTAATTGCATTTGAAATCTTCAAGAATCAAGTAATCAAACCATTTCAACAAATAGTAAAAGATGCGTTTGCATTTTTAGGTGATTTTGAATTCATCCAGAATGATATGTTTGATTCTGTTGATGTAGTTCAACAACCAGTTGCAGAAACACCAACACAAGCACCTGAATCAACAAGCACAACACCAAGTACAACACCATCTGAAAAAGTTTCTGATGTAACATACAATGGTGCGCAAATTTCAAGCGCATTAGAGATTGTCGCAAGTGTTGGTTTGGGAACATTAACAAAGGAACAAGCAATTGTATTCTTGGTTCAGTTTCTTGGTCTTGATGTTGATGTTGCACAATCAATGTTTGAAACAACTGGAAATGCAGTTGCACAATTATCAGCACAAAAAAAAAAGAGTTGTTCAATCACTGAATTGAAATCAGAAAAAGGAGTTGAACCAACACCAGAAATTGAAGAATATTGGTTGAACAAATTGGAACTTGTTGGTGAAGTAATTGATTCAGAAGAATGGGAATTGATTTCAGAAACTGATGCTGGAACACCAGAAGAAGAACAACAATATCAATTTGCATTTATGGAAACGCAAAGTGAATTGAAATCATACGCAAAGCCAAATGAAAAGAGTGATGAAATGGATTCTGGATTGTACAAAATCAGATATCAATATTCACAAAATCTCACTTGGAAAGATGGTGAACTTGTGACAAGAAATTTTTGTCAACAGATGGTTTCACTTTCAAAGAAAGGAATCATATTTAAGTATGAAGATATTCAAGATATGTCTGATGCTGGAGTGAATAAACAATTTGCACCAGCTGGTTCAGATGGTGGATATAATTTGTTCATCTGGAAGGGCGGTTGCTATTGTAGACATAACTTCAAGAGATTGATTTTCTTCAGAAAAAGAAAGGATGGAAAATTCTTGAAGAATGATGGATTGAAAAATGATGTTCAGGTGAACACAAAAGAAGCAAACAATCTTTTTCCAAAAGGTGAAGAATCAATCAGACCAAATGATACTGCAAATCGTGGAAAATTAAACTAAATAATATGTCATTAGAACCTGAAGTTTTATTTGTGAATAGTGATTACATCAAGCGTTACACTTGGTTGAATGGAAGTGTTGATGAAAATCTGATGTTTCCAGCAATTTATCTTGCACAAGATGAATACATTCAGCAATATCTTGGTGAAGATTTGTTCAAACTAATTAAACAAGAAATCAAAGATGATGATGTAACAATTGAGAATCAGATTTTGCTTGATGAATACATTCGAAGGGCAACTTGTTGGTGGAGTTTGTATGAACTTTTACCACATCTGTATATGAAAACTGATAATGGTTCAATTGTGATTCGTGAATCGGATGATACAACACAAATTGCACCTGAAGACTTGTTCAGATATCGTGACCAAACAAAAGACAAAGCATTATTTTACACAAAAAGAATGGTGCAATACTTGTTTAATAATTCAACATTATATCCAGCATATTCAACCAATGAATCAAATGGTATTTGGGCTGAAAAAGAAGTGTATGAATCGAATGCTTGGATGATATCAGAAGGAAGAACACAAATTCCAAGATTCCCAAAATGCTGGTTCAAATGAAAGATGAAAACAAAAGAGTTGAAAGAAAGAAGTACGAAGAAAAACTTCGTGTGTATTTAGAAAAAAGAAAACAAGAAATAAAAAATAATGCAAACACCAAACGCAAATAAACTTCGTGAAATCTTTTCAAGAAAAGGATATGCTTGGATGAATTTTCACATTGTTGGAATTCGTTCAACTGCAAATGAAAAAAATAAATTTGATGATTTCATTGGAATAGTTGATGGTGAAAATACATACTGGTTTAATTGCACAACAAATGCTGGAAGACATTGGTTGTTGAACCTGATGAATCCAAAAGGATGTGCAGTATTAAAACCAAATCAATATCTGAATGCATACAAAATTGGTTTGCATAAAGGTGAATATAAAGCACTTGTTCAGTATGCACCAGTTGAAGTATATCGTGATAATAACAAGAATGAAAGTGCTGAAGAAATTGGTGTTGTGGACAAAGGATTATTCGGAATCAACATCCATCGTGCAAATCCAAAAGCAACTTCATCACTGATTGAAAAATGGAGTGCTGGTTGTCAAGTAATAAATAATCCAGTGCAATTCGAAAACTTTATGAATAGAATTCAATCAAGCGGAATGAATTATTTCACATACACACTTTTGAAAGAATCTGATTTATGAGTAATCATCAACAACAAGTTTTTGATGGTGTAGTTGGAACAACAACATCAATATTTTTAAGCATACCAGCTTGGTTGCTTGATGTCGAATTTGCAATGAAAATGCTTTGTTTGGTTTTATCTGGAATAGCATCCATATTCACGATTGTGAAGATGCTGAAAAAGAAAAGATGATTGATTTTATCAAATCAATGTTAAGTTCAAAAGGTGATGTTTCAAGTAAAAGAATCATTGCTTTATTTCTGGTGATGAATCTGGTTGTGACAATGTACATTGCAGTGTACAACAATGAAGAAAAAGTTGCACCAGAATTTATGTTTGATGGTTTGTGTTTATTAGCTGGTGGTGGAATTGGTTTGAATGTTCTTGAAAAAATCTTTAAGAAAAAAACAGATGAACAACAATCCTGATGTAAAAATCATTCTTGAATATCTTGAAAAGTACAAGCATCTTCCATCATTAACACTTGCAAAACTGATTTACAAAAACAATCCTGAATCATTTGCAACCATTGTAAACATTAGGTCAAGGATAAATTATTATCGTGGTAAATCTGGAACAAAGCACAGAAAAGAAATCACAAACAAAAAATTTATGGAAAAAGAATCAAGACCATATGCACCATTTGTTCTTCCAGAATCAGATGCGAAAAAAAGAATTGTGTACAAGCTGGAAGGAAAGAAGATTGGATTGCTTTATGATATTCATATTCCATATCACGATGTGAATGCATTGAATTTAGCATTGATGCAAATTGAAAAAGAAGGATGTGATGCAATTGCATTGGTTGGTGATGCGCTTGATTGTTATTCATTAAGCACATTTGAAAAAGACGCGAAGAAAAGAAATTTCAAAGAAGAACTTTATGCAATGCGAACATTCCTTCATATGCTTCGCGAAAGATTTCCAGATGCACATCTTTATTACAAAGAAGGAAATCACGAAGATAGATACTGGAGATATATGAGATTGAAAGCACCAGAGTTGATTGATATTGATGCATTTTCTTTTCAAGAATTACTTCATCTGGATAAGAACAATGTTCATTACATTGAAGGAAAATCAAAAGCAACATTTGGAAAACTGAATGTATTTCACGGACACGAATTTCCAGCTGGTTCTGGTTCACCAACATCAGTTTCAAAATCACTTTATAACAAAACGAAAACAGATTCTGTTTGTGGACATCATCACCAGACATCAGAGAATCAAGAAACGAATGCGAATGGTGAAATAGTAATGACTTATTCTGTTGGTTGCTTGTGTGAATTATCACCTGATTATATGCCTTTCAACAGATGGAATCTTGGATTTGGAATTGCAGAATTGATAAATAAAAAAGGTGATTACAAATTCACTAATTACAGAATTCACGATGGTAAAATTAAATAGTCTTCAGAAGAATCTTCTGGTTGTTGTTGCACTTGTTTTGATTACATCAGTAATCTGGATGATGCTTTGCAAAAGAATGATTGTTGAAAGACCAGTGCAAGTAATCCAGAAAGAAATTGTTCAGAATGATTCAATGATTGATGTTCTAACTGGACAAAACATTGCACTGAATAATCACATTCATAATTTGAATCTGGAAATTAATATGTACAGAAAATTACTTCAGAAAAACAAAAAACAATATGATAAAGAAATTGATTTCATTGATGGTCTTGATGCTGATGAACAACTTTTGTTACTCTCAAAAAACATTGATTCCATCAGATACAAGTATATGTCTTTTGGTGAATGATGCTTTGTTGTTGAACAAAGTAATTGCTTCAGAAAGATTCTTCCATCAACAATATTTAATCCATACCAGAATGATTTCCATTGATGATTCATTAATCAGCAAATACAAAATGATTGCATACAATTATGAAGACCAAATCAAGTTGTATGAAGAAAACATTTCACGATTGAAGAAGTTAAATCAGATTGCATCTGGTGAACTACAAGATGAATCTGCACGAAAAAAGAAATGGAAGAAAGCAACATTGATTGCAATTCCCATTTCTCTTTCAATCGGATTTGTTTGTGGTGTTCTTTTGGCTTTATGAATCAATCATAAATTCTGAATACAATTCAGAAAGTGTTCCAACATAAAAGCCATCGTGATACACACATTTATTCTTGTCGAAATCATATTGGTTTTCCTTCAACCACAATGCAAATTCAATTGCATTTTCTTTTGATTCCCAACCTTCCATTCTAATCCAGTTTCCTTGATGCTCTTGCAATTGTAGTTGCTGATGAAAGTGTTCCATCACAATACATATTAAGAAAATCAGATACAGAATTAATTGCTGGATTGATTCCAAGTTCTTTCATTTCTTTCATCCATACACGAACTGCAAGTTTTCTTGCATTGGTTTTCAGTGCTGGTGATTTCTTTGTCACTGATTTGACATTTGTTGTTGTTTTACTCATAATCTTAAAATTAACAATTAATACAATTTATCAGGCAGAAAAGAATTAACATTTCCACATTAAGCGAAAACATATTTTCCAGTGTTTGCATTCAACTCATAATACATACGCATCATAATTGCATCTGCAATATCTGGTGATTTTCCTTCACGCATTTTGATGACATCTTTTGGAGTTACTGCAAGTTTAGAATCAGAATCCGCTTTATGTCTTTTTATCATCTGCAATTCGGAAATGATTTGTTCCTTCCATTCATTTGCAAGAAAAGTGATTTTGTTTTTTTCAATGAATTCTGCAAGTTTGAAAAAGCATTCCGCTTTTATATTTACAAATCTATCTGGATGCTTTGCCTTTGAACCATTCTGAAATCCTTTGTATTTTCCGATGTCACAAAGACCACCACCGATTCCATCTTCATCACAAATTATGTTCTGAATCATTATCTGGTGTTCTTTACGCAGTGATTCAATCAGTTCATATGTATCTGTAATGGAAGACCTTTTCAACTCTTTTATTTGAAGCAATGAAAGACCATTCCAAACACAAATAATGGTTCTATCTTTTCCAAATCGCGCGACATCACAAGTGATGTATTTAATACCAGATAGAATCTCATTTCGAAAAGCAATATTCAAATGTTCACTGCTAAATATTTTATCAGAATCATCATCGTATTCCCAGTTTCCAAGTAACAATCTTTTTCTATCATAATCTGGAAGCAATCGAAGTGATTCAAGATATGATGCTGGAAGAAATGGGTTATCAGTTGGTAATGCCTGAACAAATGCACGATGTTCTGGAAGTTCATCATTCTTTGCTTTCAAATAAAATTCATTGTATATCCAGTTCTTTGATGGATTGCAAGTAAGTAATCCTTTTGGAATTAAATCGTATTCATTCAATTTGAATCTGCATCTGGAATGTACAATTGCAATTGCTTTTTCACTGATTTCAGAAACTTCATCGCAAAAATAATCTGTGATTTCAAGCGAACCAAGTGAATCGAAATTTTTATCTGCTGGATAGCTGAACAAATCTTTCAATATGATTTCACTTCCATTGAAAAATTTTATGATGTTTGCTTGTCCATTGAATGTGTAATGCAAACCAGATTTCAATTGCATTTCAGCACAAGTTTCAAAGAAGGTATTCAAAGTTGTTTTCTTCAGTGTATCAAGTTTACTTCTTCCAATCAGTGAACGAGTTCCAGCATACTTCAATCTTCGTTGAATTGTCCAGATACAACCAAGTTTTGTTTTACCACCACCAGCACCACCACCATACAACACTTGTTGTATTGGTGATGATATTGAAAGGTGATTCAATGCTTCTTTTTGTCTATCAAGAAATGTTGGTTCGTACTTCATTAATTCTGTTTAATGCATTTTTATAGAATCTTTTTTCAGCAATGTTGCAATCAGTTTTCAGGAGTTCTTCGAAGGTCTGAATTGAAAGTTCTATTGGTGTTTTTTCTGCTGATTCATTTGTCAATTGTTGATACATATCCAGTATGTAATCAGCAAAGATTTCAGCTCTTTGTTTGTTGGTGAATTTTTCTTTTTTCATTCTTAAAATGTTTCATTTATTTCTACTTCAAAACCAAGATGTTCCAGAACTTGTTTCAAGATGGTGTATGTATCTTGATTGTGTGAAGGCAATTCAACACCATTAACTTTTGTGATTGTTCCATAATCAGTGCAACAACCATCACCACAAGTATTGTAATATTCTTGAATATCAATATTCAACTTTGGTTTGCTTTCAATACCATTCATAAATTCATCAAATTCTTTACTCATAATTTTTATTTTTTAGTCAAGCCAAAAATCACCAGATGCTTTTTTGATTTGGTCTTGTTCCATTTGTAATGCTTTTTTATATAAATCTTGAATCAGTTTATCATTCAAATCTAATGATTTGTAATTCTTCAAATTTGTATAAAACCATTGAACTGCACTTTGTGTTTTCATATTTTTTCTTCGCGTATTTGTATTTTGAATAATTCTTTCAGTGCTAAAACTTCAGCATCTTTGAAGTTTGTTTTGCCTTGTTCACGAAGACAATAATTTGATTGTTCAATTCCAAGTTTGTATGCAAGATATTCTTGTGAATATTCGTAAAACAATCGGTAACACTTTACTGATTTGTGGAATGGAATCATAGATTGAAAAGTTTAGCAATGATTCTTTGAATGAAGTTTCTTTTTGGTTCAACAATTTTTTCTTCAATCTTATGAACTGATTTAGTTCTTCGAACTTGTGATTCAGTTCTAATTCCTTTCACATAATTGTGTTTCAATTTTAGAAACATTGCAAATCTTTCATTTCGAATTCTTTCCATTGCAGTGTAATTTTTATTTCCATCACACGATATCATTCCGCACTGCATCATCATTGAAAAATAATGCTTTGAGAATTTCAGTTGATTGCAAACTTCAATTGGTGTTAATCCTGAATTCACCAGTTTGCAAACTTGTGACAATCTTTCACGAGTTACTGGTGTGCGATTTGCTTTTTGTCTTTCAAATGTCATTTTGAGTTGTTCCATTGTTTTGATTTTTATTGATTATTGAGATTACATTGTTGAGTTAAATATTTCTTGTATAAAATTCTTCGCAGTTCACAAGTAACTGAATGCGCAAAAATTTCGTGTTGTCTATCACTGAACTTTGAAAACTTTGTTGGTGTGATGTCTTGTTCTTTCATCACAATTTTTCGTGCTTGAATTTTCAATTCATTCCATTGTTTCAATGTGTACATATCATCAGATATTAATCCAGTTGAATGCATCCATTCCACAATCCGATATGAACAAAGCATTGCACTGGTATCTTTTCCTTTTTTCCATTGTTCAATATGTTCCTGAATCAACTTCATCCAATCAACTTTGATTTCTTTTTCTGCATCTGTTGGTTCTGGTGGATTCAGTTCCTTCCATTTCAATTCCAGATTTCTGTATTCAATGATTGCTTTTCCTTTGTGCATCAAGTACAATGAAAGAACATCAGATATGTATGAAGCATCAATTGTTTGGAAGTGATTGATTTTCTTGTCGAACTGATTTGTGATGTTCATTTCAATTGCAATCATCAAATCATCCAGTGTTACTGAAGGGAATGCATTAGAAAGAATCTGGTGCATTATCTGGATGAATTGTATATCAACCATTGCAACACCATTCAAAGCGCAAATTTTGACTATGCTTTGCGCGAATTCAGGCAATGTACACTTGGATATCTTTTCCGATTCTTGTGCTTTAATGATTCTCTGATGAAGCAATATCATTTGCTTGTTGAAGAATTCTTTCTGCATCAGTGATTGTGAACCTTCCATTTTTTGAAGTTGTTGATTCATTTGCTTTATGATTTTGATTTTGATTTTTGTAGTTTGATTTTCTTCGCATCCAGTTTCGTGCTGATGACAACCAGTCAACCATTGGTGTTCTTCCAACTTTCCAACCATTGCTCTGGTAGTAATCGTAAAATTCGTTTGCATCTGATTCACTTCCATCTATTGTGGAAAAGTATTCAAGCACTTGCAAAACTGATTCAGGTTTTCCTTGTTTCTTATTTTTTTTCGTCTTTATTATATTATTAATATTATTATTAGTATTAATATTATTATCTATATATATATTACTATTAGTAGATAGTGCATATTTTTCACATATGCTTACCATATGTTCAGCATATGCTTCACCAGACGAATTTGAATTTGAATCTGGAATCACCAGTGGTTTTTTTCTGGATGTCGCGTTGCGCTTTCGATTCATTGAATATTCACTTTGCTTTTGCATTGATTCCAGAAGTGGTTCATACATCCATACATCACCATATGCTATGCATATGCTCTGCATATGCTCACCATATGCTATGCATATGCTTTTCATCTGGTCTTGTGTGATGAATCCATTCTGATGTTGGATGCAAAGCATTGTCAAGAATGAACCTTTTTGTTCCATTGACATCAGTGAAGAATCCTGAAGCAATCTGGTGACATCAAGCATCATTGGTTTTGATTTTGATTTCGACATTGCTTGTGGTTTTTAGTAAACTTTGTTTGTTACCAGTAAGACATTCAAATCTTTTTTCATTCCATCATATTCGTGCATTGCAAGATATTCAGCAACTGCATTCGATTGATTCCTGAATGTCTTATCAAAAATGAATAGTTCTTCAAACATCTTGTATGAATGAATTGCAGTTGAATGATGTCGGTTGTATCTTCTGGAAATATTCGCCATTGTCATCATCGTGTTTTTACGCATAACCCACATACACATATGTCTTGCATATGCAATTTCGCGTCTTCGTGAATTCTCATACAATGATTTTGCTTTGATTCCGAATACACTGCAAATCTTATCTTCCAGAAGTTGAATGAAATCTTCTTCTTTCATCATAACTTCTTCAACTTCTTCTGGTGGTTGTTCAACATTATCACTGGTGATTATGTATGGTGCAATGAACAAAAGAAATTCTTCGCGTCTTTCAGGCATCACAAACATTGATGCATAATCCAGTATTTTTTTTACTTCAGTTTTCATTTTCTTTTTTGGTTCAAAGGTTCTTCTTTTTGCTTTTCGTTTTGTTTTTCGCTTTCGCATATCAGTTGATAAAGTTCACTGGATTCGATTCCAGTCTTGGTTTGTATTCTTGAAAATACATCCATACGCATTTGTTCTGGATGCTTCAGATAATGAGTTGCAGTTGGAAGACTGCAATCAATATATCTTGCAAAGGCAACAACACTTCGAAAGTGTTGCGCCAATGCTTGATGAAATTTAGAATGGAAGGTCGCCATCATTCTTGTTGTTTAATTTTTCAGATGTTATTTCCGCATTGATGAATGAAATGAAAGTTTCAGCAACTTCCAGAATCTGTTTCAAATCACAATTGCGTTCTTTCAAGAAATTCACTGATGATGTTAATGCATTCATACGAATGATTCGCGCTTCTGTTTCTGGTGATTTAGCACCATATGATGATGCTGGTGTTGATGTGCTTTGTTGCATTGGTCTTGGATTGTTTTGTTGTGGTGCAAATACTGGTTTGATTGCAGTAAATGTTTTACCATTCTTTGTTGGTTTTGTTTCGATGGTGTATGTTGCATCTTGACCAGCGACAAATTTGTTTTGGTCTTTTGATTTTGAATTGTAGTTTCCTACATCACCATTTTCGAATGCAACTTCGAATCCATAAAGTGTTCCATAGTTTGATTCGAATGAACCATTTGATTGTGCTGATAGCACTTTGCTTGTTTTTTCCATAATTGTGGATTTGTTATTTGTTGTTTGTTGATTAATTGATTTTTGTTCTTGTGCTAATCCATTAGCATAATCATCTTTGAATGTATCCATTTCCTTAAATTGATTTCTGATTGTTTGTTCATTCCAGTTTGCTTCATTAGACCAGTTCCAGAATACTTTCGAATTGTCAAATTTCATTGTATTGAAGAACTGATATTCTGATACACCAAATTTGATTGATGCTTGATATGATTTCAGCATCGTATCAAAGATTGTTGGTCTGGATTCCCTATCATATGTTTCCGACATTTCGAATATATGATTTGAAAAATGCCTTGCGACAAATTGATTTTCTTCTTCCATCATTTTATTGTGTATCTGTATTCAGTTAGTTCCTTGTGATGATTCATATTTTCAGCAATCTCATTAAAGCTTAAATAAGGAAATGAATTTGCTGATGATGTCACACATACCATTGTTGGTTTTCGTGGTGGTAATGGCTTTGGTTTGCGTTTGAATAGCATATGATTATTTGTTTTGGTTTGTATAATATGAATCTGGTGGTGTTGGAAGTTCAGTCCATCTGTGAAGAAGAATCTTTTTGTACAATACATCAGCTTGATTAATCCAAGATTGCAATTGCTGATTGTATGATGTCTTCAGTTCAGAATCTTCAGGAAAGAATTTTCTATCACCAAATGAATCTTGTGCTGATTGAAGTGTAAACAACAGATGCAAGATTTCTTCTTCAGTAAATTCAATTCGCTTGATGTTTTCAATTGCTTCTTCAACTTCAATTACTTCCAGAAGGTCTTTTGGATGTTGTGGAATCATTGTATTGTACATTCCTTCGTTTGTCCACAATTCATATTGTTCACCAAATGTTCCGCGAATTGCATAATGTTCATAATAGTCTGGAAGAAATGTCAATGCATTACTTTCAACTGGTGTTCCATCGCGCATCACGAATTGTGCGTTTGGATTCTTCATTGCTTCCAGTGTGAATGGAATTGTGATTTGTTTTTTGATTGTTTGTTTCATATTGATTTTGATTTTAGAATTTACCGAACATTGATTTTGATTTTGATTCGTATGCATATTGCATCACTTCACGAATCCAGATTTTGATTTTATTCACCATATGCATTCACTTCAATTGATTCCAGTTCTTTGATTTGCATATCGAAATCGGATGCAAACTTGAATGCAAGAATAAAGAAGATGATTCCAGCAATGATTTTGATTTCTTTTTTCATATTGCTTTTTCTAAATAGTTAAACACATCATTGTCATTCCAGTTTTCTTCGATTTCTAATTCATTCAGCATACAACTTCCAAATGATTTTCCATAACTGAATGCATATGCTCTTGCTCTATCTTTTGCAGATTGAGATTGATTGTAATCTTCAGTCAAGGTTTCCTTGAAGCAAATTGTTTTTACATAAGTTGCATACACCATTTGTGGTGTGATAATAACATTGATTTTTGTAGACATATTGATTTGATTATTTGATTTGAAAAGTTATGTTGTTTGGTGTGCATATGATGATTGATTTAGCAATCACATCAGCAATGAATTGAATCCACAATTTGTTCACCTGAACTTTCAAAAATGAGATATCCAGATTTCCATTGTTGAAGTAATCTTCAACCTTTACATTTTCATTGAAGTATTCCTTGAATGAATTCAGCTTTTGAATATCAATAAAATATTCGTGCATTGTGCTGCATACTAATCTTCCAGAATGCTTCATTGTATTTAACAATTCAACAAACAACAATGCGTTTTCTGATTCTATTGAACTGGTGTATGATGTTTCAGTGTGAATCCATTTTGCATTTTTTAATAGTGCAAATGCAACATCTGAATCCAGAAGCATATCAGCTTGTGAAAAATAAATTTTGTTGTTTTTAAGTGTTTCCATTTTGATTTTGATTTTTGATTTATGAGTTGATTAAACATTAAATGAATCTCTTGCATCATTATATCCACTGATTGCAATGTTGTTTAATGATTGTAAAATTTTAGTGATTTGTGGTTCAGTTAAATTTTTGAACATATCGAATTCTTCCATAAGTTCAATTATCTTTTCAATAGCAATTCCTGATTTTTCCATTTTGATTTTGATTTTGATTTTTGATTTAGTGTTGTGATTTGATGTATTCTTCGATTGAGTTATAATAACCCACTGGATAAGTTCCATTGTGTTCTTGATTCCAGTTTCCATTTTTATCTGTGATAGTGAAAGTGAATACTGCATTACCATATGCGATTCGCTTTGATGTAATCTTTACCAGATTACCATTTGATAATTCGAATTTGTTTTTCATTTTGATTTTGATTTCTGTTTTGCTTATGCGTTCTGGATGCGCATCCCCCATTTGATTTTTAGAATTCGTATTCAGTTAAATAATCAACATACATTCCAGAAGAAATTTGTGTGTACTTTCCATCTTTACAAGTAATGATATATTTCTTTTGGCTTAATTGAGAAACATATCCTTTCACTTGTTCTTCAGTTAATGAGTTGATGTGTTTCATTGCTTCATCGAAGTATGTGAAATCACCACCATTTCCATCAGATGCAATACTGATTGCTTTTAATACTTCAATTTCGTTTGTGTTCAAATCTGTGTAAGTGTTCATTGTGTTTTGTTTTTGATTGTTGTTTTTAAGTTTAGCGAAATGGAAGGAATCGAACCTTCACTGATTAAATCAGTTACCATTGCATTTCAGATTTACCGATATTTCAAAGAACATTTACCTTTTTAACTCTGGTATGATTGAGTGCATCGTTTGATTTTCATCTTTACGGAATCAATGCAATCCGCTTTGCTACATTCTATCTGGTGATTAGTTTAGTGATTCACATCAACAACCATCTTTCCATCAATTTTTGCTACCTTCACAACTCAAACCCGTTGGTTTGATACAGCAAACATACATCTAATTATTGAACTACCAAAAAAATCTTTCGATTTAACAAAAATAATTTCTGATTAATGTGTAACTAATTGAAAATGAATGACAAAATTTTATAAGAAATTTACAAAGAAATCAACTGGTTTGAAGAAATCACTGATTAATGAAGGTAGTGAAGCATCAATACAACAAGCAATATGCAATTATCTGGATGCGAAATATCCAAGAATATTGTATTGTGCAAGTGC